ACGTATTTCATGATGGCGAGCTTTATTACTGTCCCGGTAAATCAAGTACAACAGCATTTTCTGGGGTTCCAGTTTTAAGTTTGACGGAAACGAATGCTTCATTTGACCCTGTGATATTCAGCGACAATACTCCGCATTCAGTTCATAAAATAAGGCGTTTTGTTATGATTGACGCTTCATCAGGAAGCGGAACAGTAGATTATATGAACTGCATATTTATAGGAAGACCAGTTTCATTCACATTAACAGGTAAAGCATATAACACCGGTTTAGTTGGTACAGGTACTGAGATTCTTGGCGGGTTTACTTTTGCAGGGTACAATTATTGTCAGTACTTAAACAAAGGCAATAGCATAGATATAATTGTAAAAGGCGAAGGTTTCAATATTTCAGCAGGTGTTAGACGCATCGAATTAAATTTACCTGCTTTTTTAAACGGGATAAGTAAAGTTGGTTATTCGGTTGCGGCTTTACAAGTTGCAGGTACTACCGACGGATACCCTTTAATAGCCGAGCTTGCAAGTTATGATGTTATTAGCCTTAGAATGATTCAAAATGACACAAACTTTCCAACAATTACAGGAAATACAGGGCAAATTTATTTAAGTATGAATATTCAGGTGACCTAGTTTTAATAAATAGCCGCATGTTTTCGGAGTTCATGCGGTCTATTTGATTAGGCTTTCGGGGAAACCTGGAAGCCTTTTTTAATCGTCAAATCTTTTAGGCCTAGCCTTCTTTGGAAACTTACGTTCGTGTTCGGTCATCTCTTCGTAAGTTTTTAAAAGTTCCTGCCTTTGCTCTTCCGGCAAACTGTCAAAAAAAATCTTATTCGCGTGTTCGACAGTATTTCCTAAAGATTGCTGCCGCATAAATGAGTATGCAACAATTAGTTTTTTATAGTACCAAGATGGGTACACCTGCAATCTCCTTTGTTTGTTATCTTCCTGACTTTCGCTTCTCATCCGCAGTGTTTTATCAAAATTAAACAATTTTTTTGCTTTTACAAATTATTATGCGCGCATAGTAAAAATAGTATGCTTGCATATTATTTCAAAGTTATTGAGTTGACAATAAGCTAAACCGCTTACATACCGCATTCTTCGCTTCACCTTTGTTTTATGAAGCTCAAATACACCAAACACATAGATTCTGATGAACCGATGATGCTTATAAATAAGCACATCGGAAATGATGAAGAAGCTGGTGAGGGTATCATGGGCGATCAGTTCCAAGATGAACTAATGTATTTGGATACGCTTGGAAAGAAAAGAATACAAGTACACATCTGCTCTGAGGGTGGAAGTGTAATCGAGGGGATGAAAATGTACCATGCTATCCTAGCCAGCAAAACAAAAGTTGATACATACAACGGAGGAATAGCGGCAAGTATAGCAGGAGTCATTTTTCAAGCAGGCAGAAAAAGATATGTATATGACAATGCACTTCTTATGATGCACAACCCTTACAACCCAGATGGTAAAGTTGATTCCGGGTTAGATGCAATTAAGGGTTCGCTTGTAACAATGCTAGGCAGAAAAACAAGCAAAACCGAAGATGAGATTTCAGCATTAATGAATTTAACAACCTGGATGAATGCAGAACAATGTATCACAAACGGGTTTGCAGATGAAAGAGTAAGCATAAGCGATTTAAACAAACCAAGAGCCACACCAATTACCTCCGAAAATATAAAGGCTCGACTAAAAGAATACACAAATTTTTTCAATTCAATACACACCAAAAAAGAACCATCAATGAAAAAAGTAACAAACTTTTTAAACCTGAATGATTCCGCGACTGAAGATTCAATTTTCAAAGCGATTGAATCAATTCAAAATTCCGCTAAAGAAGCCAATGAAGCTAAGGAAAAAATCGCTGGTGAACTGGAAACTGCGAAAGCGGATTTAGTAGCCGCTCAAAACAGAGTAAACGAATTAGAAGCTGCTGAAAAAACAGCGAAAGAAGCTGCTGAGGCTGAAAAACTATCTGCTTTGGATAAAGCTGCTGAATTACAAGCAAACAACTACGCAAAAGACGGCAAAATTAAAAATGATGCCTCTTCAATCGCAAAAGTAAAAGCGCAGCTCATCAAAGATTTCGATGGAACAAAAGCCCTTTTGGATGAATTGCCAATTAACAAGAAAGGCGCAAACATCGTGAACGTACTTGAAGGAGAAGTAGAAGTACCTAAATACACTATGGGCGCAGCAATGATCGACATTTTAAATAAAAATAAATAATCAAACAATAAAAATCATACACAATGCCAGAATTAGTAATAAATGACACGACCTACGCAGGTGAAGTCGCAAGCCAGTTCCTTGTTAAAGCAATCACCGGAGCCGATACTATCAGCGGTGGTCACGTTTATGTGAAAGATGGTATTAAGAAAAAATACACAATTCCTCGCTGGGATTCTAACTACGAGGATTTCATTCAGGATCGTCAAGCAACGCCAATTTCAAAAGGAAGCTGGACTGTTGATGGAAAGGTTTTGGATCCACAAGATTTCATGATTTACACGGAATTTAATCCGCGTGATTTTGAAGATCACTGGTTCGCGGTTCAATTAAATCCAAAATTAATTGATCGCGCGTTGCCTGCTACCGTTGAATCGGTGATGGTTCAAGAGGCAATGAAACGTTATTTCAAATACTTCAACAAAGCAATTTGGAACAACGATATGAGCTTAGCATCCACAAGTATTTATAAATACTGGAACGGATTCATTAAAAACGCTCAGTTAGATGCAGGTACATTAGCTGTGTCCTCTCCTATCACTTTAACAAGCGTAAACATCGAAGCTGAATTTGGTCGTGGTTATGATATGATCCCGGATCAATTGCGCTATGATCCAGGAATGAAAATTTTCTGCTCTTACAAAACATACGGACTTTGGGAAACATACCAACGTGTTCAAACCTACAAAGGTATTGATGTAACACGCGAAGGTGTTGACATGTTCAGAGGTAAACGAGTGGTTCGTATTGCAGATTTCCCAAATGATGCATACATGATCGCAAAAGGGACAGCATCGCCTGACTCCAACCTTTGGGTAGGGATGAACAGCATGGACGATCAAGGATTGCAGCTTGCAAAATTACAAGCAAATTCTGAAAAGTATTTCATCAAAATGCTTTGCAAAGCCGATGTACAAATCGGTTGGGCAGAAGAAACAGTATTGTATAAAGCATAATTAACGGGGGAGTTAACGCTCCCCCATTTCATAAACTCATTCAAAACAAATAAAAAATGGCAGCAACTGACCCAAAATTCGGGACAACACCAAACCAAGATAATACCTACAGGGTGTTAAACAATGGCTATGTTAACCCTGCGTATGCAGCGACTTTAGCATACACGCCAATTCACCACAATACAATTTACAAACCAGCAGCTTTGACTGGTGCAGTTACAGTTAACCTAACAGTTACACAATGTAACGTTGGCGATATGTTTACTTATATCGCTTCTGCTTCCGGTGCCTCTCGAATTACAACATTCGGAACAGGTTTCGTTTCCGAAGGAACACTAACCGCAGCAGACGGTAAATCGGTTACTGCAAAATTCATTTTCAACGGGACTGCATTTGTTGAATTATCCCGATTTGTTCAACCATAATAATAAAACTCCGATATGGAATTTAAAAAAGAACTGATCGAAACGATCAAAGAAAATAAAGCTTCACAGGTATTTATCAATGAGGCTGGCGAATGGTTGTTTTTCCCACGTGAAGGGTATTCTGCTATTTCAGTAGATGAAATTTTAGGAGAATCAAAACCGGCTCAGGAAGAAGATCTGCCAAAAACTAAAAAAGGTAAATAATGACTTTCGAGGAAGCAGCAGAATTTGCAAGAAAACATAAGGGCATTTCTCTTATCACATCCGATGGGTGTGTTTACATGGGGGAATTGCCGAAGAACATTGAAAAGCACTGCGAAGAAAACAAGTTAACGGTGGTTTACCCTGCCGATTTAATAACAAAAAAATCTAAAAAGTAAAATGGCTCTTAACGACGTAACGTTCAATTTAGGTCAAGGCGGTTTGGGAAGACCATTACCGGGTCAGGATCACATTTCCGCAATGCTGTTTTATACTGGCACTTTACCAAGCGGATTTTCATCTTCTGACAGAATCAAGAAGGTTTTCTCATTGGAGGAAGCAGAAGACTTGGGAATACTTGGTGATTTTTCTGACGAAACAAAAGCAACAGCAACTTATACAGTTACTACAGCAGGAACAGCAGGTGAAACAGTTGAATTGAAAGTATTGGAGCCGAAAGGTTACAAGTCTTTAGGAGTAGCAACTATTCCTTCAAGTGCGACAACAACAACATCAGCCGCTGCAATAGCTGATATTATAAACCAAGGCACTTATTTGCATGGATATTCAGCTGTAGCAGCTGTAGCGGTTGTAACTATCACAGCACGTCCGGGATTAGGCGTTTTCTTAAATACTGGCACTCCTTTAGTTTCTGTGATTACAGGCGTTGGTGGTTCACCGACACATGCCGGAACAATAGCGCAATTTGGATCAGGAGCATTAGTGGACGGAGCTGCTTCATTGCAAGCAACATGGCACTATCACATTTCTGAATATTTCAGAATACAACCACAAGGTGTATTATACATTGGTATGTATGCGGTTCCTTCAACTTATGATTTTGCTGAACTTGAAACAATGCAACAATTCGCAAATGGAGAAATTCGTCAAGCATTTGCCTTGTGCGATGCATTAGCTTACACAAGTGGGAACGCTGCAATACAAGCAGCACAAGCAGTATGCAATACTCTTTTCACAAATCACATGCCTTTATCTTCTGTGTTGTTGACATTCAACTATACAGCAGCTACACTTTCAGCACTTACAACCCTTTCAGGATTAAACTCAAAAAATGTTTCTGTTGTTCTTAGTCAGGATGGTTACGCGGAAGGATTTGGTTTATTTAAAGCAACCGGCAAAACTATCTCAAATGGTGGCGCTTGTTTAGGAACTGTATCACTTGCAAAAGTAAGTGAGGATATAGCTTGGATTGGAAAATTCAACATATCCGATGGAACAGAAAACAACGTTGCAGCATTTGTTAATGGGGCCCTTGTTAGTTCGCAATCGACTTCTTTACTAAACAACCTAAACACATACCGATACATTTTTGCCATCAAAAAAGTGGGGTATGAAGGTACATTCTGGAACGATTCGCATACATGCATACTTCAAAATTCTGATTATGCGTACATCGAAAACAACAGAACGATTGATAAGGCTGTCCGCAACCTTTATGTAAACTATTTGCCAGACTTAAACGGGCCGCTTGTAGTTAATCCAAATGGTACGCTTAAAGATACTGACATAGCAAAATTTGAAACAAAAGGGAACGAGACTTTGGATCAAATGGAACGTGACGAAGAAATTTCAGCGAAAAAAGTAGTTGTTGATCCGAAACAAAATGTGCTGACAAATTCTGAATTAGCAGTTACTGTTGATTTGGTTCCTGTTGGAGTAGCAAGAAACATTAAGGTAAATATTGGTTATAAACTTTCAATACAATAACAGATGCCAGCACTAGTAAATGGGGTATCCTACTCTTGGGTACATATTACATTCATTTTATACGGTGTTCCTGTAAAAGGGATAACCAAAATTACCTGGAAAAAGAAAAGCGACAAAGTGAATAACTATGGAGCTGGCCCTGATCCAGTAAGTCGTGGGTACGGCCGCAATGAATATGAGGCGTCCATCGAATTATACCGCGAAGAGTGGCAACGAATCATTGATATTTCACCGGATAAAGATCCGTTAAGTATACCGCCACAAGATGTGCCGGTTGTGTTTGGAGGATCGAGAGTGACTGCAAAGACTGTTGTTCTGCAAGCTGTAGAGCTATTAGAAGATGCATTTGAAGCAAACGAAGGTGACACAAGTTTAAAAATATCTGTTCCGCTAATTATTGCGGGCGTTAAAAACGTATAAAAAATGAATACTCCGAAAGTAATTATTAAAGAAGAAAAAAAGCTAAGCGAGTTTGAGCAAAAGATCGAAACCGCAAAAGCTGATGCAGAGAAAAAATGCGAAGAGTTAAAACCTGAGCATGGCGTTGTTTATCCTTTGGTGTTTGTAAGACCAGCAAGTGAAGAAATTTTTGTTGGGTTTATTAAAGAGCCTAAAAGAGCGGCTAAAATGGAAGCATTTGATATTTTGATGTCAAAAAACAGTATCGCATTAGCCGGTGAAATGATCCTTACAACTTCGATCATTAAAGAGCATTCGCATGAAGCGTTTTACTTAATTGATGATTCTCGTTATGACGATGTTTATATGGGTGGATGTGTTGATTCATTGGGGCATATAAATGTGCTTATGAACTCGCTAAAAAAAAAGTAGACCGGCATAGGATAACAAAAGATAGCAGCGAGTACAAAAAAATGCAGGCGTACATACATTACTTCCTTGGAGAGAACCCCGATAACATGGATGAGGATGAGATTGTGCAGCGTTGGAGTAGAGTTCGATATGTGCTTGAAGAAACAGGACAAATGAAATTTGAATAGGGGTTTAACGCCCCTTTTTTTTTACCACATGGCAGATAAAACGGAATACATAATATCACTTAAAGATCTTTTTTCCGCAGGAATAAAGGACGCTGACAAATCTGCCAAAGGTTTAGATAGTACCGTTGCTTCACTTAAAACAACAATAGCTGGACTGGGTGCTACAATTGGATTCTCAGTACTTGCAAAAGATATTTTCGACACCACACTAAAAATGGACAGCCTAAAAAACAGCCTAAATTTTATTAGTGGAGGACAAGGAAAAGCGACATTTGAGTACTTACGAAAAGAATCCGACAAATTAGGTTTAAGCCTGGAAGCTTCCGCAAACGGTTACAAACAAATAGCCGGAGCGGCACGAGGGACCAACCTAGAAGGGCAAAAAACAAAGGATATTTTTGAAGGAGTTTCAGCGGCTACCGCTGTTATGGGGTTATCTTCTGAGCAATCAGAGGGCGCTTTGCTTGCTTTATCCCAAATGATTTCAAAGGGTAAAGTGCAAGCCGAAGAGTTGAGGGGTCAATTAGGTGAGCGTATACCGGGTGCTTTTCAAATTGCTGCCAGGGCAATGAATATGACCACAAAAGAGCTGGATAAATTCATGTCTGATGGTAAATTAATAGCTGACGATTTCCTTCCAAAATTCGCAAAGCAATTAAAAGATGAATTTTCTGGCGGCATTCCGGCCGCTACACAATCATTGGCAGCCGTCACCAACCGATTAAAAAATGAATACCTACTTCTTAAAATGCAGATCGGAGAAGATTTGCGCCCTGTTATGATTTGGGCTTTAGAGATGCTTCATAAGTTGATTGATGTTACAAAAGTACTGATAGACTTCACAAAAAGACATTCCCAAGCGATAAAGAATTTAGCTTTTGCAATAGGTGTAGCAGCAGGGGCAGTTCTTTTGTGGAAAACATATTTGATCGCTACAAAGGCAATAGCACAAGCATTGTTTCTTATTGATATGGTAAAATATATCGCTTCTACACAAGGGTTAACATTTGCAACATCGGCAATGACAATGGCGCAAACCTCCCTTAACGCTGCAATGTTAGCGAATCCTGTTGGCTTAGTTATAGCTGCAATAGCCGCTTTAGCACTTGGAATAAAACTTTTGATTGACAATTACGAAGAGCTTAAAAAGCAGTATACAGACAGAATGGAATCCAACCATAACCGCGCTATTCAGGATGAAATTAAGGCGGTAAATGAATTGGCTTTAGCTTACGAAAAGCAGGGATTGTCTGTAAAAGAAGCCAGAAAAAGAGCATACGAAGCAGAAGTAGAAGGCATAAATCAAGAAATCAGGAACCAGCAGGCTGTAATTGATAAGATCAAAAAGCAGAGAGATGAAGCCATGATTTTAGATAAGGGAGATTATGCCGAACCAATGCGAAGGGCTTTAGAATCGTACAATATCACAGCAGCAAAACGGCAATCATTGCTTGACATTAAAAACAGTTTCCTGGCTGGAAACGCAGCCGGAAAAGGCGCAAATATAAAAGTAGACACCGGTACCGATAAAGTGAAAGGCCCAGAACACAAAGTAATCACAATCAACATTGATAAGCTGGTTGAAAAGCTTTCGATTAATACTACAAATATGATTGAAGGAGCGGCACAAACAAAAGAAATGATGGTTAAAGCATTACTGGAAGCATTGAATGATTCACAAATTATTAACCCGATATAATGGACGATTACACACTTAAATTATATCTGAATGAAGTTGCTAAAACCTCGCAATATGGTGCCGGGGTTTCGGCTGCTATTTTCGCTTCCAAATTTACCAAAGAAAAAAATCCGTACCCGCAACAAAAATTGTTAGCGGAAAAGGACGCCCCTCTTTATAAATCAAAGCTGGGAACACCTGTTTTTTCAAACTTGGAAATACAAGCCGGATCATGGACAAACGATAACGGAGTGGTTACAACCTGGAATGAATTACGATTCGATACTGTGCTTATGAATGTGGACCAGCCAAAGGTTATTATTGAAACGGTTGTGCAAGGGAAAAATTTCCCTGTAAACGAATACATTTCAGAGGGTGGGTGGAAGATAGATATTCAACTATTATTAATAGGTGAAAATGGAGTGAGGCCACTCGATCAACTCACTGAATTAAAACGCGCATTAAGCGCACCGGTACCGCTAGCTGTTAATAGCCGATTCTTACAAACGCTTGACATCTGCAATATAGTTGTTAATCGCAGATCAATACCGGAGGTTGAAGGAGGGTATAGTTTTATTCCTGTTTCAATAAATGCCTCAGTTGATGAACCTATTGAATTATACATACAATAATGTTACGCCTTGTCTCAAAATTTACGATAACACAAATTCCAACGGAAGCATTTCCGGGAAGAGATGAATCGTACACTTTCAATTTTGTGAATCAGTGTGAGATTAATTCGACATGGGCCAATATTTCCGATACGGCAAAATTAAGGTTCCCTAAGTCCGTATACTTTATTAATTCACAAGGGAAGAAAGTTACATGGGACGGCAAAAACACAGGAGGACAAAGCACATTGCCGCCTCTTTTATTGCGTGGAGATAAAATAAAAATAGAACTCGGATACATCTATCCAAAAGGAGGCAACCCCGAAGCGAAGGAGATAAACACAGAATTTGAAGGATATATTTCTAAGGTTAAAACAAAAATACCGATTGAAATAGAGTGCGAAGATCAGATGTGGATCCTTAAACAAAAGAAAGTTCCAAATAAAACATACAAAGGATCGCAGTACGATGTTCAAAAAATGCTTAGGGAAATGCTTGATATGTTCCCGGAAACAAAAGGGATCACGTTAATCACAGGCACCGCAACAAGTCAAACAATCAGCACAAATGTAGGCGATTTTGTTACGAGAGAGGATACTATTGGAAGCGTTTTGGAAAGATTAAAAAAAGATGCACGTATATTTTGTTGGTTCAGAGGGAATGAACTGAGATGCTCAGGTCTGGTTTATTATCCAACAGACCGAAGAGAAATTAAATTTTCGTTTCAGAAAAATATTATTTCTGACAATCTGGATTACCAGCGCGTAGATGATGTTGTTTTGGGTGCAAAAGTTTATTCTATAAATAAAAAAGAACTAGCAGCCACTAATGAAAGCGGAAGAAAGAAAAGCAAACGTGAACGCTTGGAGGTTTTTGTAGGTTCCCGGGACGGGGAAATAAGAACACTATATTTCTATAATGTAGAATCAGAAGCCAAATTAAAAGAGCTTGGAAAACAAGAGTTAAGGAAGTTCATGTATACAGGTTATTCCGGGACATTCACAACGTTTGGTTTACCATCTGTTCGGCATGGTGACGAAGTTAAAATAAAAGACAGTAAAATGCCTGAAAGGGATGGAGGGTATCTGGTAAAAGGAGTTAAAAAGAATTTTGGAGTTGATGGATTCAGGCAGGAAATATCGCTGCATTTGAAATTAGATCAATTTACAACCGAAGAAATTAACAGCGGATTATGAGTTTAAACAACCAGTTAAAAGAGGCAGTTCAAAGGCTTGCAGGCACATTCTTGAAAGACAATGTTCATTCATTCGATGCAACGGTTACAGCTGTTAATGAAGATGAATTTACCTGTGATGTTATTGCAATAGGAGGTGAATCAGGCGTTGAAATTCCAGACGTAAGGCTGTCATCTGAAAGCAACGATGGGTTTACATTGATCCCTTCCATCGATTCAACGGTGACAATTATAATGACAGATAAGGGTATACCGTACGTGGCAATGTACAGTGACATTGATAAAGCTATTATAATTATCGAAGGGTCAAAATTAATTATTGAAAAGAATAAAATCACTTTCAATGATGGGATTAACGGAGGGATCATAAAAATACAGGAATTAACAACAAGCATAAACAATAAGTTTACATTACTGAAAGCTGCTATAGTTGCTGGATTTACAGCTCAAGCCTCAATTGATGGAAGCTTAGGTTTGAATGCATTTAACGGTGCTATAGCAGCAGATCAGCCGCTAAATAAAGACAGTTACGAAAACGATAAAATAAAACACTAATGCCAAAGGTAAAGGATTTTTTAGAGGATGAAAACGGCGATTTGCTGATAAAGAACGGCGATTTAGTTATCGGATATTCAGATAAACAGCACATCAAAGACATTACAATATCATCTATTGGTTGGTGGAAACAGTTTCCAATGGTCGGAGTAGGTATTATGAACTACCTCAATTCGTCTGGGAAACAACAAGAAATCGAAAGGAGTGTTAGGATTCAATATACAGCAGATGGGTATACGGTAGGCAACCCAAAAGTAAAGTATGACCCCGATGGAACACTAACCATTGAACCAAATGCAGAAAGATTATGAAAGTAAAAAAACGATCAGACGGAATGTTAAGCATTATAGCTACAGCCGGACAAAGTATTTATGACCTATGTTTAATGACATACGGTGACTTGAAGTACGTTTACAAACTTATTCAAGATAGTAACATTGTCAACTCAAATGAACCAACCTTGTCTGGAAAGGAAATTATTTTTGATCCAATGCTGGTGCAAGATGCATTATTCTATAACGCTTTGCTGCGAAATGGTTTGGTGATAAATACACTATCGGAAGAAACAAAAGATAAACCGCTATTTCTATTACAAGAAAATAGGTTTTACATATTACAAGAAAACGGGTTTAAAATATCATTATAGATGGCAACAAATCAGGATTCTCCTATATCGCTTTTAGACCCGCATCCATCTCCTCTTTCAGGATCCGAAATATTTGTTTTCGTCCAGTCTGGACAAACGGTTAATGGTGATTTAAACGAATTAAAGACATTTATAACATCAGGAATACCTGTTGGTACCGGTGATATAACAGGAACACTAAACGCAAATTATTATCCTGTTGCATCTGGAACTAAAACAATTGTTAATGGTCGTATTCATCAAGATGCGTCAAAAGTTTATATTGACGCCCCGGGTAACAATAGTGGAGCAACATTTGGAGATGCAGGCCACCAATTAATATTTGATAATGGTGTTAATTTAGGAGTAATAACAATTTCAAATACAGGATTTGGTTTTGACCACAACATAGCGGCATATTTTAATAGTCCTGATATATATTTCTCCCAACTTTCGGCTAATACAGTTCCTTATTTGGATGGATCTAAAGTTATAAGATCATCCGCTGTAACAGGTACGGAGTTAGGCCGACTTTCAGGCGTTACATCACCAATACAAACTCAATTAAATGCTAAAGGAACTGTAAACAGTATTACAGCTGGTACAGGTTTAAGTGGTGGAACAATTACTAATACAGGTACGATTTCATTAGCTAATACCGCTGTAACACCAGGGGCATATACAAATGCAAATATTACAATAGACGCACAAGGCCGTATTACAGCCGCAGCCAACGGGACAAGTGGTGGTTCTGGTACCGTTACAAGTATAACAGCAGGGTCAGGATTAAGCGGTGGAACGATAACCGGAAGCGGAACGATAGCAATTGCGGCAGGTGGAGTAACAAACGCTATGCTTGCTGGGAGTATAGACCTGACAGCAAAAGTAGTAAACGTTCTTCCATACGCAAACGGAGGAACGAACACAAGTACGGCACCGTCTCTTGGATCATTACCTTACGCGGGAGCTACAAGCTACGAATATGATTTGGCGAATTACAACTACGATTCGGCTTTAAAGGTACTGAAAGTTGGGACGGCTCAAATTGGGGATTCAATATATTCCATTAATTTGAATGGGGGGCTTAACGGAGGAATAATTCAAGCCGAAGGTGACGGATTGCTAGTTTACACCGGTGGGCGTGGAATTGTTTTAGATTCTGAGACAGCAGCAATACATATTTTAAATGGCTACGTAAGATGTGAACCAAATAAAGGGGCCGGGAAAACTTTCGTTTCTGATTCCGACGGAATTATGACGCTTCAAACATTATCGGCATATTCTTTACCATCTTCAACATACGCAAGCACCACAACTACAAGTACCGACACAAATATTATAACGTCTGTAATACCAGCAAATACGCTGGTAAATGACAAAGATAAGTTGGTTTACGATTTTGTAATAGGGAATACAGGCGGTGTTTCTGGTGATGTAACTTATAAAGTAAAGATGAATGCAACATCACTTACAAACGACAAGACTGTCACATTAAATACAAGCTCGGATCCTATAACATTACGCGTAACAATCGAAAGGCTTACGTCATCGACTTTCAGATATACGTTGCAATACAATTTTACAACACATACAACTTCTTTGAGGACAGTTGNNAGTTTTGATTTTACAACCAGTTCGACGCTATATATCATAGGAAATCAATTAGCAACGACACGTGCTATATCAGGTGTAGAAGGTCACGGGGTATATTATAAAGCAGCATAAAAATGAAAGTATACATTAATAGAACACCTAAAACGTATTACATTACTTTAAACGGTAGTGATTCAAACGATGGACTAGGTACCGGAAACGGTAACGCATGGAGAACACTAACATACGCTATGAGCGCAGCTAGTCCAGTTCTGCCAGGTGATACTATTTTTGTTAAAGGAGGAAATTACGGAAACGAAAATGTTGTTTTTGAAAAAAGCGGTGTGCCAGGTTCACCAATAACAATAATTGGATACAAAACAACTCCGGGTGACAGCCCGACCGTTTTAATAAATAATGTGAACCCGTACGCTTCGTACACGGCTACCGAAATGCCAACCTATACCGGTAGCTCACGAGCTACAGGAACGGCGTTTAACATGGAAAATGCTCAGTATATCACTATGAAAAACTTTCAGGTGACTACTTATTACAGGGGTTTTTTACTTGGATTTAATACAGCAGCAAATTACGATCGTATTTCTGGTCACCAGTTTTACAATGTAAACATTATGTCAATGGGGGACCTGGGAGATGGTTATTCTGGTTTTGGTTTTTCTGCTGGTTTGTACGTTGACACAACTTCAACTCACGTAAGGGCAAACGGAAATACGTTCAATTCATGTTTAATAGTTAATCCTGGTGCCGAAGGTATGTTGGTGTGTGGTGATTACAATACGCTTTTTGGCGTTAAAGTATACTGCAATGAATCTGCAAACGTATTGGACTATTTCATAAACGTAGCAGGTAGTTATAACACGTTATCAAACTGTTATGCAGAAGGTACTACCGGTGATTTTGGAGGTACGCACGGAATAGGGTTCAAATCAAACTCGGAAAGAACGGTTGACGCTGGAAATACAATGCCACAGGTGAATCCGAAATACAACAACGTTTACGATTGTACTTCAAAAAACATTGGCGAAGGGTTTTATGTTCGCCACAGAGGATGCCAGTACAATACATTTAAAAGATGTACTGCTTATGGTACACACTTAGGAACAGATGGGACTTCGGGACGCGGCGCTTGTGTTGTAATAAGAGACGGGGCCAGCTATAACAAATTTGATTCATGCTTCGGGAAGAATTTAGCTGCGGCAATTTTGTTTCAGGACACAACAGAGGACGGAGGCGCAAGCGGCGGAAACAACTACAACTATATCACTAATTGCGTATTCTATAATACCTATGCAGGCATCAACTTCGATTCATATAACGTAGCAGGTGACGTAGGCATAAACACGGTATCAAATTGTTCATTCTTATACAGCAGGTATTTACATATCTGTGGTAGAGAGTGCAACAACATGACGTATAAAAATAACATCTATTACGGAAACAATGCGCTTGGTTATGGTGGATATTTCAGAGGGAATACTTATTCGGCCCAAGTAGTAGTTGGTCAGTTTTCAAATTGCGTATTCTACAACATCCCAAGTATGCCGGGCGGTTTTGTCGGAACTAACTCAAACATTGGTACCGATCCATTATTTGTTTCACTTGGTAATATAGTAATACCGGCGAACCCAGATATGCATTTGCAATCAGGATCACCTTCAAAAGATGCTGGAACAACATTGAGCTACATAACTGTTGACTACGATGGAATAGCAAGGCCAATAGGATCGGCTCCATCCATAGGAGCTTACGAACGATAATTAAAAACAAAAAAACGCAAAATGAAAACTCCAAAAAAAGAAACAAAAGAAGTAATTAACGAAGCAGGAAAAGAGGTAACAGGAAAATCGGTTGATGAACTAAAAGCAGGCATTGAAGCGGCCGAAGTAGAAATTGACAAGGCATTTGCAGCAGAATACGAAACGCTTTGTGCTAA